CTGAAGAACTGTAGTTTGTGTCAAACTACTATGTGCCATAATGCCACGGTTTTCACAACATCCGTGCGTTGCTTGAATATAAACTGCAACATTCTCACTGCCTGTTGCTGACATAATTTCTCGAGCAATATCATTACATAGCTCTTCTTGCAACGTACCTCGCCTAGCACACCATTGTGCTATACGTGTATATTTACTCAAGCCAATTAATTTTTGGGCTGCAATGATACCAATATAGGCAACTCCAGCCACTGGCTGGTGATGGTGGCTGCACATGCTGCGTAACTCACTGCGTACAACCAGCATACCGTCGTAACGATCTGCACTATCATTGGGAAAAGCCGTTGCTTCGGGTGCAGTTTCGTACCTGCCTGCCATTATTTCGTTAAAATACATCTTGGCAAGTCTACGTGCGGTGCCTTGGCTGTTGGGATCTGTTTCGCGATCAATTAGTAATGCATCTAATACCCCCTCAAATGCTTCTGTGGCTTCATTGATCAAATGTTCGCGATCTGAATTGGCCACATAGTCGCTGATGTTGTCGCCTGCCCAGAAGCGTTTGTTGTCAGCTCGCATTCGTTCACGTAGGGCAGCACTCAGCAGTTTTTCTTTTTTAACACCAGGTTGGTCTACTGCACGAACGTACAATGGTGATGGTACTACTAAAGGTACAAACTCTGTTGGTGGTGGTTGATTTAATACTGGATCTGGGGTAAATTCTGTTGTCAATTGTGTTCTCCGAGTTAAGGACGTGGATGTCAAAGTATTAATATCTCTTGAGATATTAATTTAGATTTTATCTTATTAGTAAATTCTGTATTGTTTATATTTTAGCAGTATTCACTAATAAGAGCAAAAATTATTCTTCCCAAACATATGGGCCAGATTTTTGTACAGCAAAAGTTAAATACGATTCAATTTTTTCTAAATCTGCTGAAGTTTTTAAACTAGTAACTTCGTTAGCAAAGTGTAATTCAACTCCTAAGTCTAACGCCAAATTTAAAATTTCTTTGCGTCTTTCTGCATCGTCGGTTAACGAATATATACTACACATTACTATACCGTCTGGCTTTTGTTTGATGTAATGTTCTAGTGCTGGTTGCCAATCCATATGCTCGTTGTCTGTTAGATAATCATTATAACTAATTTTATTTTTTACACAATATTGTTCTATAATAGAACGTTGCATAGGTAATGTTTGCCATTTACTAAAAGCACTACTCCATCCTGCATAAGTAACAAATTTTCTTCCGGTATTATCCGAAATCCTTGCACCTTCGTAGTCGCCTGGTAACCGCATAAATCCTCCTGGGTTTCTACGCAAATATTCTTCTCCTTCAACCAGGATACGCATATCCATACTGACTCTAGTATAATTTTCTTTATTGTCTACATTACCGTGCAAGTGTTCTTGTAAAAATAAGTGACTTTGGCCTGTATTCAAGGTTACTGGTTGTGCATAACGTAAACATTCTTTTTCAAATTTTTCTAAGCTCCATTTTTCACTTAACACTTGCTTAGTAAGTTGCCTACTAATAGCTAAATCTAATATCCACATAGTATTAGTTTTCTCTGCGCGAGTAAAAGGTGTCCAAATGGTTCTGCAACCTCTACCATTGCCTACAAATATGCCCTGATGAAACCATAATCTGCGTCCTGCCTGTGCCTGATTAGGTATAACGACTCGTAGCGTACCTTGTCGTTGTATTAAATACTTTTTATAATTAATTCGTTGTGGAATATATTCTTCTACAAATTTATCAAATTTCTCCATGAAATCTTTTCTGCTGCATGCATTTTGCACATGGGCCGCAACCTTGACTATTTCAGCAGGATTTAGAACTTCGTGTAAAGTTTCTAGTTCTTTTACGTGTGGCATTATTTCTTGTATAATAGACAATGCCCAAGCAGGCCAATTATACTTTCCTAAATTATAATTTAGAGTTTTGTTATTCCACTCTTTTTCGGTTATTTTTAGTTCTGTCATTGATTTTTCCTTAAAAATTTTAATAAATCAATAGTGTCATTGATACCGTTACTAAGGCTAACTTTAGGTTTCCACCCTAAAGTTTGTGTGATTAAATTATGATCGCTGTTTAGGTAATAGAGTTCACCAGGCCTAATAGGTTTTGAATCCCAAATAATTTTTCCTTGCCAGTTCAATTTATTAGCAATTAATTGTGCATAATCCTTGATCTTAATAGGATTGTCTGGTCCTAATGTGAAAGTTTTGCCTTCGCACAAGGTAGGATTATTAATTACTTGCTCCCATGCGTCAACTAAATCATCAATGTAGATAAAGTTTCTATAAGGTTCTGCGTATCCTAAAGAAATTTCGTTAGGATTACTTAACATTTGTGAAATAATTTGTTCAGTTACAAAAAAGTTATTATCTTTTCTGCCGTAGCTATTTGTTTGCCTAATTATTGTAAACGGTAAATTTAAACAACGTCTAGCATATTCTAAATATTTTTCAACGCCAAATTTAGCAATAGAATATGGAGCATTGGGACTGGGTATAGTGTGTTCGTTAAACGCTATAAATTTATCAGGAATCAAATTTAGTTTTACTTCGTCGCTAATTGGTTGCCACCCATATACCTCCATTGTGCTAGCAAAAACAAAGTTTTTTAAATTTTTAAGTTTACTAGCGGTTTCAATTAAGTTAACGCTACCTACATAATTAATTTGACTGAAAGTAATTTGTTCGTAAAAGCTTTGTTCAACTTCTGTTCTAGCAGCTAGATGAACTATTATTTCTGGATTGGACTCTATTACTTCTTTAGTTACTTCGGCAAAATTAAGTAAATCATTTTTTAAAAAATGTAACTCATTATTATGCCCAAGTCTAGCAGATAGGTAGGATCCTATAAAACCGGAATGTCCGGTAATTAAAATTTTCATATAATTGTAATTTGTCGCAAATCAGGATATTGATGATATTCAGGTAATTTGTTGATGGTAGTTAATTTTTCTAAACCAATTTTTGCGTCTTCGATAGTGGGTCTATAGTGATACCCAATCTTGAACGTGCATTGTGATTCCCAAGGCGCAACAGATAATCTGCGTCCGTCGTATCGTTGTTCAATTATGGTACTGTATGCCTGTGCATCATCTAACAGTATAGCACCACCATGCCCTATATGTAAAGGTTTATTGTGCCCAAAACTCAGACACTGCATTTGTCCCGCACGATACATGTTTCTTTCCAATCTACGTGCGCTATCCCAGATGTTAGTGCCGTGAAACGGATATTCACCAACCCAGGTTTCTTCGGTGTACAAATATGCAATGCCCAACTTGTGCATGGTCATTGGTATACTAAGATAGGTGAATGGAGTAAATGCTGTTTGAGTGACAGCATGGTATCGTAGACACATTTCAATCGCATGAGTACAACAGTCGGTCATTATGGCATAAGGTGCACCAGTGTACTCGGCTAATGCCTGTTCAAATTTTAATATTTGATCAAACATTTTTTATATTTTGAACAAGTTGTTGTATATCGTTGGTATACCGTTTACCTAAATCAATGTTGTAAAACAATTCCATATTTTTTTTCCTCCTGTTATGTGTTTTGATAAAAATTTCATGTAGATTTTCTTTGACTAAATCATCTAATATCTCATGAAGTTTAAACATTCTTTTAAATGGATCTGGTTCTATATCATAGTAATCATGATTTATGATATCGTCGAATGTATCAATCCCGTAGCCTCTCAGATGTTCAACAGAACCTGCACAACTAAACAATAAAAATAACTGTCCAGCTGCAATAGGTTTCCAAGTTTTTTCTGATATAAAAAAATTGTGTGCAACGGTAGTTTCGGTTACTAAATTTATGTAGCTGTTACGATATGCAGGATGTGACAGGTCTATATGGTGAGAACAAATATTTGTATCTCCAAACATAGGTAAATTAGCGCTAACATTATCCCATTCGGTAATTATATTGTTAGGAAGCAGAGGTTCGTCACCTCTGTTGTTTTTTATATTAACTGGATCTGTGTGTATACTAAAAAAACAATCATCATAGTATGATTTATTTTTTAATACCAAATAATTGTAAATTCTGTGAGGTCGCGGAGTGCCATTTAAACAGCAAACTTTGTATCTTCGTTTTACACGATTGATTCTGTTATTACCAATTGCTTGATCTTTAAGAACATTTTTTAAAAAATAATAATAAAATGGATGATATACTAAATTTGATTTTTGTAAATGATGGGAGGAATCCGACGACAGTATCAGAAAGTTTAGCAGATAAGTTTTTATTTTGTCGTGTAGATCAAACGGAATATTACCAAAATTACTATCACTAAAGAAAATAACTAAAATTTTATTTTTATCTGTAGTGATCAATGTGCGGTCATTCAAATCAATGCATTTGCATCCGTCAATGAATACAAAATTAGGATCTGTTAGACTATACAATCCATTTTGTAGATAATCAGGAAGGTCAGGAAGGGTCAGCATCTCTAGTATACCATTTGTATGCACTATCAATTAACTGATTGATAGTTGAGTAGTTGGGTTTCCATTTTAGTAAAGTATAAGCCACTGTGTAATTGGCAACCAGACGATCCGGGTCACCAGGGCGTCTTGGACCTACTGCGACCGCAATGCCATTGTAGTTCAGCATCACATAGTCAATGATTTCTTGGTTGCTGATACCATGCTCAGTACCAAGATTCATTACCGCAGCATGTTTCTCAACTTGATTGTTCATCCAATCAATGGCACGTATATGTGCATCTGCCAAATCCCATACATGTATATAATCACGTATACAAGTACGATCTGGGGTGTCGTAATCAATACCGTTCAAAGTAAATGTTTGACCAGCCAACTTGGCTTCTAGTATCCTGGCAATGATATGACTGGCACCAGGTGCTTGTCCAAGATCATGTGCGAAAGGCTCTGCTCCGGCTGCATTGAAATATCTAAAACACACACTGGGAACGCCGTATGCTGCATGATAATCGCTCAACATGCGTTCAGTCACATGCTTGCTAACACCGTAGGGACTGATAGGCAATTTGGGATCTGATTCATACACAGGTACAATCGCAGGATTGCCGTACACACTGGCACTGCTACTAAACAGTATCAGGGGTTTTTTGTCTAAATCCTTTACATGTGTCAGCAGTGTAATAGTTTTTGCAATGTTGTTTTCGTAGTATTCTGCAGGATTGACCATGCTTTCGCCAACCAAACTACTGCCTGCACAATGCACAATCACGTCAGGCTGTATCTCACTAATCCACAGCAAACTACTTTTACTAGCATAATCTTCGTGTAAATATCCATCTATGCCTTTAAGGGTGTGATCTCTGCGCACACGGTCAATGGTGTAGACCCGATTATCTTTGTCGTGTTGCTTTAATGCTCGTGCGATGTGGCTACCAATGTAACCACATCCGCCTGTGATAACTATTTTCATTAGTATTTGCTTTTGTGTGTGTGCTTACGATAGTCAGTACTCATACGCGACCAAGACTCGCCCGTGCCTTCTAGTATGTCACAAATGCGATCAATGGTACCATCAGTCCAATCACTAATGGCGCCCATACCAGGGTGCGGATACTCCAGTAGTTTATTAAGTTTAGTAATTGCATCATCTATGCTCCAAGGAATGTAAAGACGTTCTGAATCATTGGCAAACGTTTCAGGAAAACTGCGATACGCAGGATACAACACATTGGCACCCAATGTATCTGCTTCGCTTACGGTGTTGCTTACCCAGTCTTGCAATGCACAGTTAAACAACACTCTGGTATCATTCAGTAGATCATAGTAGTCATTCTTTTCTAGATCCTCGTGAATTACCAGTTTGCCTTCTGCTTGCAATTGGCGTGTACGGGCCATGTAACTATCATTGTTTGATTTTAATTTTGCACCACTGAAGATACAGAATTCCACATCAGGCCAATCGTTGTACACAAAGTTGGCGCGACGATAGTATTCTTCGATCAAGTCCATGTAAAAATCTGGCTGCTTCTCTTGATCCCACCTTGCAGCAAAGCCCACTCTACGTTTGCGTTGAGCAAAAGGCTTTAGCTCACCTGCAACACGACCACGCACTTCTGCTTTGCCAAATGCCAGTCCTGAAATATTATAAACAGGAGCACGCCATCCAGCCACTTTCATGTGCATGACCATTTCTTCATTGCTGGCAAGCACAATGTCTGCAAAGCTATCCACCATTTTTTCATAGTGTCCCATCCAGGTCTGCATGTTCCATACATGTACAAAATCATCAGGATCAATACTTTGTGCAAGACAACGAACAGCAATACGTGGACGGTGAGCAGGATCAATTTGATCAAGTATGTAGGGCAAGCTTTCAATGCCTGGCTGAAACATGTCTTCGAAGTAGACAACATCTTGATTGTTTACTTCACCTTGTTGCATCATTCTGACCAGATTCATCAGCTGACTCATGCCAAAGTATGTGCGTCCGTGTGCATCTAACACTTGCCCTACACTGATCTTTTGACTGTTGTCTAAAGTAAGTCCTGGTACAATATGATAGTCAATGCCACGTCGTTCGAACACGGCACGATTCCACTCCTGTAACTGTAATGTGTACCTTGCTTTGTAAGGCTCTAGGCCCATGTACCATAACTTACGCATTATGTGCGTTCCTTTTTAGCATACCAGTTCATACGCGGCCATTTGCCACGCTGCACACGATCAAACTCGCCCCAGGGCGTTTTATCGTTGTACAGGTGTCGTTCGTCGTAGATATAACCATATGTTACACAGAACTCTTTGTATTTTTCAAGATCTTCAAAAATTTGAGCAACCTCGGGTTTCATTCTTAGATACTTCTTGAGCCAAGCAGGACCAGCCATGTTTACATCTCCTTAGATTTTTATTGAAAGGGAGGGTTGAGTTAGATTATAATTTATTGTGCAGCCATTTTCGCCATCTTCGCTTACATCAATTGTAACACAGCGATCAGGATATCGGCTAGCAATTTGGACATACAAGTCATCTGCAATCATTTCGCAACTCTTATAGTCAAGCTGCAACACACTTTGATCGCCTGAATACAGTTGTTCAAGCCATCTTTTAAATTGGATGAATTCAATGTCGCGATCATTATGGAACACGTCAATATAAACCTTAAAATGAAATATGTGGCGATGAGGATGGGCCAGGAAGGAAACGTCAAATTGATCTCCGGTGGCCAGTTGCGGATCTGTGGCCGCTGCCGGATAGCAATGGATACCTTCACGCCTGAATGTTACCCAAATTTGTCGTTGGGCTTTATCCATAATTCTGTCTGCCGTTTGTCTTTGTTCTTGATTCATATTATTCAGGTAAACAGATTTCTATAAGTTGATGTTGACATAGCTTCGAGCGCAATCATGTCTGTATTAGATAATCTAAAAGAGTACGACTTCCTGTCGGGGCTGACTCTCTCAAAGAAACCGTAATACCCGCCTGTGTAACTGGTTCTAGTCAAATACGGGTTTGATATCAATTGTGCCTTGGCATGATTGTATGCTATCTCAATGAGATTCTGTATGTGACTATCGGAAAAGTCGTATACTTTGGCCGAGATAATAACATTATCCTTTGTGTATATTCTCAGTTGTTGTTGGAATTTTTCATACACATGTGACTGTTTGTACGGATTTCTAAATATATCCTCAAGAGACATATCTGCTATAGTCTGGGCGCTGGTAGCATCAAGATCTCTTGACTTAACCTCTAACCCCAGCGAAAGAATGTCTGGACCATGTCCTTTGTTAATTGGAACTCCTAGGTCTTCTAGTAATTTTTCTGTGTACCTACCAGCATGTCCATCATGATTAGTAGGTACTTTTTGGCCAATTAGTTTTGCTGCAAGTTTAAATATTTTAACTTTCATCTGATAACCTCATCTTTGGTGTATTTAGACCAGTCTGTAAATACTGTACGATTTTGTAAGTCGTGTACACTATGGCACCAAACTCCTGGATTACTTGCTTTAAAATCTTTGTCATCAAGTTTAATTATAGCATTATATCCCAGTTGTTGTATATAGGGTAATTTAACCGAAATCATTGGAATAAAATTATTGTGTTCGCAAAATCCA